AAAACAAAACAGATATAGATAACGATTATACACACAGCAGAGATAACTATTATAATTTAATTGATAAAGGCAATCAGGCAATTGATGGCATATTAGATATTGCAAAAGAAGGCCAACACCCTAGAGCATATGAAGTTGCAGGTCAATTAATTGGTCAAGTAGCTCAGACGGTAGATAAACTACAAGATTTACAAAAGAAGTTAAAAGATTTAAAAGAATTACCAAAGTCAGCTAATACTCAAATAAAAAATGCATTATTTGTAGGCTCTACAAATGAGTTGCAAAAAATGTTGAATAGAAAAAAAGAAGATGAAATTATTGAAGGTGAAAAAAGTATAGATGAAAAATCAACTGAAAAACTTTAATGCTCCCGAAGGAACTTTTATTAATGGTTGGTATGCTTCAGATAAAATTGTTAATACTTTAATTGAGTTTTATAATACAAACAATAATAAGAATGAGGGTACTATATGGGACGGTGCCAAAAACAAATTATTAATTGACAGAGATAGAAAAGAATCATTAGAGGTAACACATTTTCCTAAAGACTGGCAACAAAATACTAGACTACACCCATATTTTAAATTTTTAAATCAATGTATTAATGCTTATGCAGAAAAATATACTTTTATAAAAAAGTGTGATATGTTTGGTTTAAAATTTGGATTTAACATACAAAAGTATAAACCAGGCGGTGGTTATAAAGAGTGGCATTTTGAAAGAGCTTCAAAAGGAAATACATCTTCAAGAGTATTAGTTTTTATGACATATTTGAATGATGTAGAAGATGGAGGCACGGAGTTTTATTATCAAAAATATACAGCACCAGCTAAAAAAGGATTGACTTTAATATGGCCTGCTGAATGGACACATACTCATAGAGGAATTGTTTCTAATACAAAAGAAAAGATGATTGCTACTGGTTGGTTTAATTATATTAATGTGGACTATGACAAATGAAATTACTAAAAGCAAAATCTGGTAGTAAAAAAATTGTACTTGAAATTAATAAAATTCATTATATTAAAACAATGACACCTTTACAACAATTATTAGATGGTGAAGATATGCAAAACCCCATAGAAGTTAGAAAGCATACATATTCATTAACACCTAGAAAAGGTGTAAATGGTGTACCGTATTCTGAAAAAAGATATTCAGTTTTTAGAGGCAGTCAAAGGGTACAGGCTGCCTTAAAATTAGGTTATACACATATAGAGGGCATAGTAATCAATGAGTAATGACGCATATCTAGGTAACCCTAATTTAAAAAAAGTAAATACACCAGTTGAGTTTACTAAAGAAAATATTATAGAGTTTCAAAAGTGTGAAAAAGACCCTATCTATTTTATGGAAAACTACATGAAGATTGTTAGTCTTGATGAGGGACTTGTGCCTTTCAAGATGTATGATTTTCAAAAACATATAGTAAGGACAATACATGACAACAGGTTTACAATTTGCAAACTTCCTAGACAATCAGGTAAGTCAACGACTACCGTTTCGTATCTATTACACTATGCATTATTTAATCCAAACAGCAATATTGCCATACTTGCCAATAAGTCCTCTACTGCTAGAGATATTTTAGGTAGAGTACAATTAGCATATGAAAATTTACCAAAGTGGTTACAACAAGGTGTAATAAACTGGAACAAAGGTAATATAGAATTAGAAAACAAATCTCAAATAGTGGCGGCTGCAACTTCTTCAAGTGCAATCCGAGGTGGTTCATATAATATTATTTTCCTAGATGAGTTTGCTTTCGTACCACCAAATATAGCAGAGATGTTTTTTAGCTCTGTTTATCCTACAATATCATCTGGACAAAAAACTAAAATGATTATCGTATCTACACCTTACGGTATGAATCAGTTTTATAAATTATGGTCAGACGCAGAAAATAAAAGAAATGATTATGTGCCTATTGAGGTGCATTGGTCAGAGGTGCCTGGTCGTGATGAAGAGTGGAAAGAAAAAACAATTAGAAACACCTCACCTGAGCAGTTTCAACAAGAGTTTGAATGTGAGTTTTTAGGTTCTGTAAATACGCTTATTAGTCCAGCAAAAATTAAAAACATGGTGTTTAAAACACCTAAAACATCAAACGCAGGCTTAGATGTTTATGAGGATCCTGTAAAAGGTAAAACTTATACAATTACGGTTGATGTTGCAAGAGGTGTATCAAAAGATTATTCAGCATTTATTGTTACAGATGTTTCACAAATGCCTTTTAACATAGTTGCCAAATATAGAAACAATGATATTAAACCTTTATTATTTCCTCATACAATTGACCAAGTTGCAAAGGCATATAATCATGCACACATATTAGTTGAAACAAATGATTTAGGCCAACAAATAGCAGAAGCTTTACAATTTGAGTTAGAGTATGACAATCTGTTAATGACCACAAATAGAGGTCGTTCAGGTCAAATATTAGGTGCAGGTTTTAGTGGTAGAGGTGCAGGCTTTGGTGTTAAAATGACTAAACAAATTAAGAAGATAGGTTGTGCTAATATTAAAACACTAATTGAATCTGACAAGATACACATAAATGATTTTAACATTGTTGAAGAGATGAGTACCTTTGTAAAAAGAGGTCAATCATGGCAGGCTGAAGAAGGTAATACAGACGATTTAATGATGTGTCTAGTCATATTTGGCTGGTTATCTAATCAACCTTTTTTTAAAGAGATGACCGACACAAATGCTAGACAAATGTTGTATGAAGAACAACAAGCCTTAATTGAGCAAGACATGGCACCATTCGGGTTTGTTGATGATGGTATACCAGACCACGAAAAGGTTGAAGTAGATGAGTATGGTGATGTCTGGCATCCGGTAACTCGTAAAGGCCAATAGTCTAATTTGCGTATCTTATAAATATCAGTAAGGTTGAATTTTGAATATGGGCATAAGAAAACTTATGAGTATTGAATATTTAAAGATAATTAGCTAATTAAAAGGAGAAAACCTAATGGCATTTCAAGTATCACCAGGTGTTCTCGTACAGGAAAAAGACCTTACAAGAATTATACCGGCGGTTTCAACTTCTATCGGTGCTGTAGCAATTCAGGCTACACAAGGACCTTTAGATGAAATCACTAGTATTTCAAGTGAGCAAGAACTAGTATCTAAATTTGGAAAACCTAACTCAACTACATTTGAGGGATTTTTCACAGCTGCTAACTTCTTAGCGTACTCTAATTCTTTAAGAGTTGTCCGAGTACAGAATTCATCTGTATCAAATGCTACTGAATCAGGTAGTACATTTGTAATAAAGAATACTACTGATTATCAAAATAACTATGCTGACGGTTCTGCTTCTGTTGGTTTGTGGGCGGCTAGAACAGCTGGCGCATTTGGAAACTCTTTACAGATTTCTACATGTCCATCTGCTACTGCTTATGAAGAAGTAAACAAAACTACCGTAGCTGACGCCTCAATGGCAGTTGGTGACACGGTTGTAACGGTAACTTCAGGAACAGGAATAAGTGCAGGCGACATAGTAAACTTTGGTGACCAGTATGAGTACAGAGTTGTTAGTGTAGCAACTAATGACTTAAACATAGTTAGAAAAGAAGAGCCTCAACATTTCGGAACTTCAGATTCTTCAGGTCTTCATGCAGTACCAACTAACGGTGCAGCTGTAAGACGAAGATGGAAGTATTACGACTTATTTGATAAGGCGCCAGGAACTTCACCAGCTGCGGCTGCAAAGGGTGGTGTAAATGACGAACTTCACATAGTTGTAGTTGACGAAGATGGAGCAATCACAGGAACTAAAGGTGATGTGTTAGAAACATATGACGCAGTATCTAAAGGTTCAGACGCAAAAACTCCACAAGGAGATGTGAACTATTATCCAGATGTAATTTACAATAAATCAAATTACATTTATTGGATGGACCACAACTCTTCAGGAACAAACTGGGGTAGTGCGTTATCTGGAATCACATTCACAGATGTTACAGCAGTAAGTAATGTATCATTGTCAAATGGTTCAGATGGTTCAGCAGCCACAACAGCACAGAAATTAACTGCTTATCAGAAATTTCAAGACGCTGAAACGGTTGATGTAAGTCTAATCATGGCTGGCGATGGTGACGCAACACACATTGATAACTTAATTACAATTGCAGAAAATAGAATGGACGCAGTTGTATTTGCTTCTCCAGAGAGAAGTGATGTTGTTAATGTTGCAGACGATAACACAGCAAAAGATAATGTAATAGCATTTTTCAATACTATTCGTTCATCTTCTTATGTGTCGTTTGATAGCGGTTACAAATACGCTTATGACAGATACAATGATGTTTACAGATTTGTACCATTAAACGGTGATGTTGCTGGTTTATGTGCTAGAACTGACCTTATTGCAGACAGCTGGTTCTCACCGGCAGGTCTAAACAGAGGTATTGTTAGAGGCGCAATCAAACTAGCTTTCAATCCAACTAAAACACAAAGAGATGAATTGTACAGAGCAAGAGTAAATCCTGTGGCAACTTTCCCAGGTCAAGGTACGGTTCTTTTCGGTGATAAAACTGGATTAACAGCACCTTCAGCATTTGATAGAATCAATGTTAGAAGATTGTTCATCACTTTAGAGAAGGCAATATCAACTGCTTCTAAATTCCAATTGTTTGAATTCAATG